TAAATTCAATATGGATTAATGAAATGAAAGCAAATGAATATAATCCTGTGCACGTGCATCAAGGTAATTTATTTACAGGTCTTTCATCAGTTATGATTTTAAAGTTACCAACTAATTATGGTGTTGAATATTCAGCAGCTGATAAACCACAAAATGGTAAACTACAATTACTAGGTTCAGCATCAGGTCAATTTGCTAAAGTAGATTATCAACCCATATTAAGAGAAAGAGACTTTTACGTATTTCCTTATGATATGAGACATTGTGTTTATCCATTTAATTCAACAAATGAAGTCAGACGTACACTTGCAGCAAACTGCGATGTGCATTATAACCCAATAATGAATCGAGGAGCAGAATGATAGAACCTTATTATCAAATATTTAAAGAAAAATTAAAAGAAGTAAAATTTAAAGATATGAAAACTTTATTTCCAACAGTTGGTAAATTTGTAAAAGAAGTAAATCCTGATTTAGAAAAAAATGGATTATTGTGTCCAATTGTCTTAGATAAAGATGGAGTTACGATTAGAAGTGGTACTCATAGATATGAATATTTTAAAGACAAGTATGAATCAACATTATGTTATGTAGGTAATAATGGAAATGAAACAAAATTTTTTCAGTTACTAAATGTATTTTGTTGGAGAAATCATCCAGTAAAACAACCAGAGTTTTTAAAATCAATGTATGAGAAAGGAGCAGAATGATACATACAGAACCAAATTGGAAAAGTTATTTAGTAGAAACTACTGAACCTATTTTTACACCAGAACAGTGTGACATTATCAGTAGATTAGGTAGATCAATGCCACCACAAAACGCACAAGTAGGCGGAGGAAGTGGAGGTAAGTATGATACTAAAACTAGAATATCTCACATAAGTTGGATTCCATTTAATCATCCTGATGCCATTCCAATGTATAAGAAATTAGAAGAAATGATGCACAAAACTAATAGACGTCATTTTGGATTTCAAGATATGGCAATCAATGAACAAGCACAATATACAGAATATCCTGAAGGAGGATTCTATGATTGGCATATGGATTGTGATTTAATTATGAAGAATGAACCACCAGTTAGAAAAATATCTATGACTTTAGTATTATCACCTGAATCTGATTTTGAAGGTGGTGGATTAGAATTAGCTAAACCAGGTCAAATAATGAGACCTAAACAAGGTCACGCTGTATTCTTTGCAAGTTTTGTTATGCATAGAGTAGTACCTGTTACTAAGGGATTAAGAAAATCACTAGTGATGTGGTTTGGAGGAGAACCATTCAAATGATACATAGAGAACTTTATTTTGCTACACCTGTTTATATTAAAGATGTAGGCACACCTGAATACAATAAATACTTAGAAGAAAAAATTGTTAATTGGTCTAAGAACGATGAAGGACTTAAAAAAACAAATATGTATGGTTGGCATTCAACAACTGATATGCATAAAAATCCTGAGTATCAACATTTAGTTGATGAGTTACATATGGCTCAAGAAGAAATATATGAAGATGAATGCTTAGATAATAAACCTTTCTTAGGTAATATGTGGGCTAACATTAATTATAAAGGTGGATTTAATAGACCACACATACATCCTAATTCATTATGGTCAGGTGTATATTACGTTAAGACACCAGAGAAATGTGGTCATTTAAAATTAGAAGATACTAGAACGATGTCATTAATGTCTAGACCTAGAAAAACAAATAAAGAAGAACCTAAACATTTATGGAGAGAAGTACACTTTGAACCTAAAGCAGGAAGATTAATTATGTTTCCTTCTTATGTTAATCATTGTGTTGATCCTAATGAAAGTGATGATCTTAGAATATCCGTATCATTTAATTTCTTACAAACAGGTATGTTCGTATGACCTTTCAACAGCATAAGTATCAAGTATTAGACAATGCAATATCTTATGATCTTGCAAACTTTTGTTTTAATTACTTCTTACTTAAAAGAGATGCTGTTAAATATATGTATGAAAATAACATCATAGCACAAAATGGTTTACACGGCACTTGGGAAGATAAACAAGTACCAGGTGTTTATTCCATATATGCAGACCACGTGATGGAGACATTGTTAATGAAGATGTTACCCATTATGAAAGAAAGAACTGGACTTGATTTAATACCTACTTATTCTTATGCAAGAGTTTATGAAAAAGGTGCAATATTAAAAAGACACAAAGATAGACCTAGTTGTGAAATATCAACTACACTTAATTTAGGCGGAGATTTATGGCCAATATACATTGATCCAACAGGATCAAATAACGTCATAGATGAATACAAAAACATACATAAACCAAACGCACCTCCAGGTGTAAAGGTGACTCTTAAGCCAGGAGATATGCTAATATATTCTGGTTGTGAATTAGAGCATTGGAGAGAACCATTTGAAGGCAACGTTTGTGGCCAAGTATTTTTACATTATAATCATAGAAATGGTCGCTTTGCAGAAAGCAATTTGTATGATAAAAGACCTATTTTAGGTATACCTAAATAACGTTGATTCTCAACGCAATCTACTATAATCTATATTTTAGGATAACTCTATGTTACAAAAAGTTAATTTTTTACCAGGATTTAATAAGCAGTTAACGGCATCACAAGCTGAAGGTCAATGGATTGATGGCGATAATGTAAGATTTAGGTATAATACACCTGAAAAAATAGGTGGTTGGTTACAGTTAGGTGAGAATGAAATTACAGGTGCAGCAAGAGCCATGCACCATATTGTTAATAGAGCAGGTACTAAATTCTCTATTATTGGAACTAACAGAATTTTATATGTTTATACAGGTGGTGTCTTTTATGACATTCACCCTATTAAATCTACAAACACTTTAACTAATGCCTTTACAACCGTTAATGGTTCGGCATCAGTTACTATTACATTTTCAACAGCTCATAATATTAATGCCAAAGACATTGTCTATTTAGATAACTTTACAACAATTACAGGTTCAAATTATACGGCTGCAGATTTTGATGATAAGAAGTTTATGGTAACTTCAGTTCCAACTTCTACAACTATAACTATTACTATGCCAACAGCTGAAACTGGCGCAGGTGCAACAGCATCTGGAGGTATTAGAGTTCAGCATTATTGGCCAGTGGGCCCTGCTCAACAATTACCAGGCTTTGGTTATGGTTTAGGACAATACGGTGGAACAGTATCTGGAGAAGCAGTAACAACTTTAAATGGTAGTATTGATGCTATAACAACAACCATTGTCTTGACAGACGCATCTCAGTTTCCATCATCAGGTACAAGTTACGTACAAATAGGATCAGAAGAAATATCTTACACAGGTAAATCTGGTAATACTTTAACAGGAGTTACTAGAGGAGTTAGAAATACAACAGCAGCTTCTCACACATCAGGTGATTCAGTTACTAATTCATCAGATTATATTGCTTGGGGTGAAGCAGCTAGTGGTGACTTTGTAGTTGATCCTGGCTTATGGTCCATTGATAATTTTGGAGATAATGTAATAGCTTTAATTCATAATAGTTCTTGTTTTGAATGGAATTCAAATGCAATTAATGAAGTACAACAAAGAGCAACGGTTATTGCTGGTGCGCCAACAGCATCAAGAGAAATGTTAGTATCTACACCAGACAGACACTTAGTATTCTTTGGAACTGAAACAACTATTGGTGATCCAACAACTCAGGATGATATGTTTATTAGATTCTCTAATCAAGAAGACATTAATACATATGATCCAACAGCTGTTAACACAGCAGGTACACAAAGGTTATCTGACGGATCAAGAATTGTAGGAGCAGTTAGAGGTCGTAACGCTATTTATGTTTGGACGGACACGGCTTTATTTACAATGCGTTTCGTAGGTGCTCCATTTACATTTGCCTTTGAACAAGTTGGAACTAACTGTGGTTTGATTGGTGAATCTGCGGCCATTGAAGTAGATGGTGCAGCTTATTGGATGTCTGATAACGGTTTCTTTAGATATGCAGGTAATCTTGAATCTATGGTTTGTTTAGTTGAAGACTATGTATTTGATGATTTAAATACAACAGCTAATCAATTAATTACAGCTGGATTAAATAATCTATTTGGAGAAATTACTTGGTTCTATTGTACAGCTGGATCAACAATTGTTAACAGATGCGTAACTTATAATTATTCTGAATCATCACCACAAAGACCTGTTTGGACTACAGGATCATTAGCTAGAACAACTTGGGTAGACTCTGCTGTATTTGGTAAACCTCATGGCACAGCTTATGATAGCACTGGAACTTCTTACGATGTAATTGGTAATACAGATGGTTCAACAGTTTACTATCAACACGAAACAGGAACAGATCAAGTTAGAGCTGGTGCAACAACAGCAGTAGCTTCTAATATTCAATCTGGGGACTTTGATATTTCTGCACAAGAAGGATTAGCAGGATCAGGTGAATACATGATGAAGATTAGAAGATTCATTCCTGACTTTTTATCACAAACAGGTAATACACAAATAACATTAAACTTAAGAGACTATCCAAATCAATCACAAGCAAGTTCAGCTTTAGGGCCTTTTACGATTAGTTCTTCAACAACTAAAGTAGATACAAGAGCAAGAGCTAGATTAGTTGCTTTAAAAGTTGCTAATACAAGCACTTCTCAGGATTGGAAATTAGGTGGATTTAGGTTAGATATACAACCAGACGGAAGAAGATAATGGCAAAAATTGTACAGACATTAACTAGACCTAGTAAAATTTATGATCAAAGAGTTGCTGATGCACAGGTTAGAGATTTAGACGCCTTGATTCAAAAACTAAATTCTACATTTCAACAAGATTTAAAAGAAGAACTAGAGAGAAAAGAACTCTTTATGAATAGGTATTAATATGAGTTGTTTTAATGTAAATGGTAATGATGGTGGTGTAATTATTAAAGATGGTGTTCCGTCATCTTATGCTTATGATGCATTTGGAAGAATAAGAGTTTCTAATCCTTATACCTTATTTGATTCAAGTCATAGATACGCAGATAATGGAAAATTTGCAACAGCTACCACAGGAACAGCTACCGCTACTTTTAATGCTAACGAAGGTCTTATTGATTTAGATGTGGGCACTGCTTCAGGGGATGAAGTTTTAAGAGAAAGTCAGGTAGTATTTGCTTATCAACCAGGTAAGTCTTTATTAATAATGAACTCTTTTACATTTGATACTGCTAAAACTAATTTAAGACAAAGAGTAGGTTACTTTGGAAGTGATAATGGTTTCTATTTAGAACAAAATGATAGCACTATAAGTCTTGTTAAAAGAAGTAAAGTTACAGGATCTGTAGTAAACACAGAAGTTACTCAAGCTAATTTTAATACAGATAAATTAGATGGTACAGGGCCAAGTGGATTTACTTTAGATCTTACCACATCTCAATTAATGTTTATGGATATGGAGTGGTTAGGTGCAGGATCGGTTAGATTAGGTTTTGTAATAGAAGGTCAATTTATCATAGCTCATAGATTTGATTGGGCAAACCAAAGTACTAATACAGGAACTTATATCACGACTGCCTCTCTTCCTATAAGGTATGAAATAACTAATACGGGAACAGTAGCATCTGCATCACAATTAAAACAAATCTGTTCAACCGTTATATCAGAAGGCGGATATGAAATGAATGGATTACAAGGTGTTGCAGGGACTCCTATTAATAGTGCTTATACTTTAACTACAGCTGGTGTTTTTTATCCACTAGTCAGCATTAGATTAAAATCAGCTAGACTAGATGCAGTAGCTCTTATGAGTGCAATGTCCACCATTGGAACAGGAAATAATATTTATTATAATTGGAAAATTACAAGAGGTGGAAGTATTACAGGAGGAACTTGGGTTTCTGGTGGAACTGATTCTGCAGTTGAATATAATATAACAGGAACAGCTTTCACATCTACAGGTTCTGTAGATTTAGCTTCTGGATACAATGTATCTAGTAATCAAGGTGGTGGAAGCACAGATTTATTAAAAGAAGCATTATTTAGATTTCAGTTAAGGAGAAATTCTTTTACTAGTACACCTGAAATTTTAACTGTATTACTTGCAACTGATACAGGCGGAAACGATGGTTATGCATCTATGGACTGGGAGGAGGTTACTAGATAATGGCTAATAGATATATAAATAAATTTTACGATCCATCAGATACAACACAAGTATCTTTGTATACAGTACCCTCTGATTCAAGGGCCATTGTCCAAAACATACAAGTCGTAAATGAATCAGGTAGTAAAACAGTTAAAATATTTATTACCGATAGTTCTGCATCAACTACTTATCAAGTAGGTTATGCAAGTATCACGGGCCCAACAACATGCAACATGGCCAAGGGACCACTGATCTTGGAAGAGAGCGATGTATTATTATTACAAACAACCGATACAGCAGGCATTACTGCTGCAATATCAATACTAGAATTTGATAGAACATAGGAGGAAAATGGAAGACATCAAATCACTTAAGATAAATGGACAAGAAGTGCCATTAGTTAAACCAGCAGAAGTTATTATAACTTTAAAAAATAAGAAAACTGGAGAAATTTACAAGGATGAAGAGGCTCTAAAACAGGCTAATATACCTGCAGAAGATGTGCAAAGAGATGTATTAGTTAAAATGCCAAGGCTTGATTTATTTGGAAAAACAAAGTAAAGTTAAGATTTACAGGTTTTATTCCTGCTTTATTTCAATCAAAATTATAAAATTATAGGAGTATCAATATATGGATTTAGGACCAGGAGGAACAAGGAGCCCAGGACCATCAGGATTTGGTGGCGGTTATAATGCTACTACTAGTTCAA